GCCCACTACCGTCGTGGGTGCCGTACAGTTCCTATATTGTGCCTAAAAATGAATTATTTAAAATGCCGGAAGGATTTTGAAAATGCCATGTGTGCCGTGTATTATAATTTATAAAGCCTTAAGCGATTCTCTTAAAATTTGTGAACTGCCTACTCGTACATTAATAATGCCGTTGTAATATTCATCAGTTTCAAGTACTCGTCTCTCAAATTGTTCACGAGCTTCTAAATAACTGGCTACACCCCTACTAGGACAAAAATAAAGTATTTCCCTAGTAAAGTTATCAGAGCCCAATTTTACAACATCATCTTTTAAATGATCGTTGCTGCCCCAATATTCTCTCCAGTCACTTTCAACCGTGCTTCTACGCTTGTTTTTTCTACCCTTAAGAGGCGGCTTTGTTTTTTTAAATTTTGCTAACTTTTTACCAACATATTTTCTATTATTAGTTAAGTTAGTAATTAGATATACAAACGCCTCTGTACCTTCGGGCAAGTCTAATACTGATTGACCTTTATGTGTCCATTCCATACTCATATTTAAATATAGGAATGAACAGCAATATTTGATCTTGGCTATTCTACATATTCAGTATCAGTGTTGTAGCTGGTAAAGCCACCTTCTTTAATAACAGTTAGTACATTATTAACTCGTCCGACTAATTCTTCCTTATGACTAATAAGGAAGATATTTTTATGCTGTTCGCGATTCATTTTCTTAAGGATAGCAAGACTATTTTCAACACCAATGCTATCCATACCACTATCGATGAGCTCATCAACGCACATCAAATTCATTGGATGATTTAAACTCTCATATACATCACGGAAAGCCCAACTTAGACTTAGGATAAGTCTGTTGCGCTCGCCCCTGCTTAGGTTATCAAAGTCTAGATCGCGACCATATTCAGTAATTTCCACAGACAAGTCGCTGTTAAACTTAACATCATGTGGCAGGCCAATCTTTTCAATGTAATAAGCAAGCCTATGGTTTAGATAGCTGATATTTTGATCAATGATTTTCTTACGAATAAAGCTATCCTTACTGGTTAACAATTTATGTAGGAATTCTTGATGGTCCTTGAGATATGTAAGTTCGTTAATTAAATCAAAACTAACGTCCTGCAAGCCTGTATTGCGAAGACTTTCAATTTGCTCAACATAAGGATTGATTTCTTCTAACTTTTCAGCATACTGTGTTGCTAATGTTTCTAGATTATGTTTATGTTCTAGAGCTGCTTCTAGCGTGTCATAGAATGTGTCTTTTTCGTCACCTATGGTGCCAAAACTATCCAATGCCTCAGATATTTCTGCTAATCTAGCAGTTACTTCGTCGTTGTATTTTTGTTCCTCGGCAATTTTTCCTACAAGCTCACGAGTATATTCTTCGTGCGTATCTAAATGTGCCGTACCTTGTCCACATGCAGGACATTGTCCGTCATGTGCCTTTTGTAAATTGTTTTTTAATTCTGCTAACTTTTTATTACTACGGTTAAAGCTAGTGTCTGTGCGATCCTTTTCATTGTCTAGCACAGTTTTAGCATCGGACTTTTCTTTAATTTCTTGATTTAGCTTATGATTATCAATTTCAACACTAATGTCAATTTCATTAAGTGTTTCAATTGTGGTAAGCATGTCAGCAAGTTTGTCTGCCTTAGTCTTATCCCAAGCCCTGCCCCGACTTTCAATTTCTGTAATATTCTTTTCAACACGCTCATTGCTTAGTTTAACAGTACTGATGCGTATCTCTTCTTCTTTAATTGAATCTTTGGTCTGCTTCAATAATTCCTTAAGAATATCTGCCTTTTTGCTTAGATCAGTAATGCCAAGCAGTAACTCAATCATTGCTCGCTGATCATTGCTTTTCATTGCTAAGAACGGCTCTGTGTAAGTGTTCAGTGCAATAATATGCTTGAACATTTCATGTGGAAAGCCAATAATCTTTTCAATTTCTTTTTGTGTTTCTCTGCTGTCACCTTGTGCATCATCATCTTCGTTTGATGTATCGCCAGTGTCATTACCATCAACAATAAGGCGTAGAATATTAGGCTTACGGCCTCGTTCAATACGGTAAGTTTTGTTGTTGATTTCAAAATCAACAGTAACAATCATACCCTTACCATTGGTTTTGTTAATTAAGTTGTCTTTCTTAATATTTGTTAATGCTTCGCCGTACAGCGCATAACTGAGTGCATTGATGATAGTGGTTTTACCAGTACCGTTTCTGCTACCGTCGCCGCCCATATCCAAGTTGTGACCTAATACTAATGTTAGGTTACAGTTATCAAAATTAACAGCCTGTGTCTGTGCGCCGATACTCATAAAGTTTCGTGCGCTGACGTTTTTGATTTTTAACATTAAGTTTCTAATCCGTTGTAAATTTTAATCAACAATTCTTTTTCAACCGTGTTAGATTCAATAGTATCCAACTGGCTAATAACAATTTGATCTACGCTTTCAAATTTAATTTCGCCACCTTCGAATTCCTGCTCTTCTTCTTTAACAGGAATTAGTTGTAGCTCTCTAACACTATATTGTTCGGCAAACTTTTCTCGAATGAAGTTAGCTTCTTCGTAACTGATGCTGATGTTTAACTTTACACGAGCATAGGTGTAACTGTCAAGTAGTTTTTCGTGATTGTCAAGTAAATCTGAAAGAGAAATTACCTTAAACTTTGGACAATCAGGCCAATTAACATATACTGGTTCTTCGCCCCAAGTTAAGAACATAGCACCGCGGTCGTTGTCGTCAACGTCTGCATAGTTGTGCGGGAACGCATTGCCAATATAGTGAATGTTGTTTTTGTATTGACGCTTATGAAAGTGTCCACTAAACACATACTCAGGCCCACTTAGATGCTCTGCTTTAAGCCCACCATGGTCGGGCATTTCTACCATTGCGTTCATTTTGAAGTAGGGTAGTTCTAAGTGACCAAACAAGTACTTGACTTTCATCTTTTGTACTTGCTTCCACTCGTCAGCCACTAGCCACGGTAAAATAGCAACGTCATCTTGCACAAACTTTTCATCTACCATTACAAAATTAGGTAGATCGCGAGCATACTCTACGCTGTTAAGTTCACGCTTGTCCTTGTAGTACAAGTCGTGATTACCAGTAATAAAGTAGACCTTTTCAAAATTGTCATTTAGCTTCTTAAGGTCTTTGATACTAGCGTTCATCGTAGCAACATTTACGCTAGCACGATGGTGGCTCCAGTCGCCTAAGAAGATACAGGTTTCAGCACCGCGGGCTTTTGCCTCTGCAATAAACCAATCAACAAAGCGATGACAATCGTCTAGGTGAATGCGGCTGTTCTGCTTCAACCCGTAATGGATATCTGTAAAGCAGGCCGCTGTCTTAAACAGCTGACTCATACGTCGTCGTATTCCTCGTGGGCAGGTCTTTCGCTTTCTACATTCTCTCTGAGAGCTCGTAGTTCTGCTTCGTGTGCAAGCTGACGGCTAAAGCTGGGCAAATGACCCTGCTCAATAAGAATATCGTCACGAATAGTTTGATTGCGCTTTTCTAAGTTTAGCACCCGGGTAAAGCTGTTGTTTACTGCGGCTGTGTAATAAGCAAATGGGTTATCTGATTTTGCTTCATTGAACTGTAAGCCAACTTGACTTAGCTGTACCAGTGCTTGCCCGCGCATTTCATCTACATAAGTGTAACCACGCCAGTTAGCACGATGGCTGTAACGCTCAACTAACTTTAGAAACATAGTACCTAACTTGTTAGTGATACGACCGTGATCTACGCAGAACTCACCATTGCTTAAACTGCCCTGCCAATGACTGCGAACCACTTCTTTTAGTTCACCGTTTTGATATGCATAGTGTTTATAAGGAGGGAAGTTTACACGACTTTTTTCCTCGGCCTCATTTTTTGGATTTTTCTTACGACCAAATTCTTCAGGAATATGTTCGTATGTCATTACACGGAAAACAATATCTTCGTCGGCAATATTGTCTATATCAATAGCAAACTCTTTTTGCTTAGGCTTATTACGATAGTCCTTGCTGTCAAAACTAGCCATTGCTTCAGCATATTGATCAGACTGCAATCTCGCTGCCTTATTCTCTTTTGCTTTCTTAATGTTCTTTTTGTTGATATCTTTTACACTATCTAAAATTATATCGTACATTCCATACTTTTCATCTTCAATGAAGCAGTAAGTCATCTTACTCTTGTGAATTTCTTTTAATATGTCTTTATTATTTAGATAGTTTTGTTTTTTAATAGTTGTCATGCGTTCTCCTGCAGTTTAACCCATTATACATTCTTTTGTAGGATAGTCAATGTTTTTTAGTCCGGAAAATACTTTTTTATAAACAGATATTTTAATTAAGTTGATAAATATTGTTGGAGGACTTATCAATGTCTGCACAGTTATGGAATTCAACACAACGATCAATTGACAGCTTTTTAAGTAATAAAGCTGCTAATGCGCTTGGCGGTATTAAAAATCCATTCATAAAAGACATTGCAGGTGGCCTACTTAATTCATTCATTCCTGGCTTTGGCGGCGGCATCCCTGATTTTAGAGAATCTGCTTTTTCAACTCTAGTTGATAAAAGACAGCGTGCCGTTGACAACCAACTAAAATCTGTAATTTCTGTATACAGAGACAGCGAAGCAGCCGGAGCTCTACAGAATACTTATGATTGGAGAGCACGATTACGTCCTAAAAGCGGCGGTAAGGAAAAGTTCTATTCCGCCGGAACTGACGCAGATTACTTGTTGAGACCCATTAAAGAAAGTAATGGATTAGTTTGGCAGTACACCCCCTCGGTTACTATGGGCGGTACAGTTGAATACAATCAAACGCTGCTACACGGAATGAACTACCCAATCAACACATTCATTAACAGCAGACCAAATGAAATCAACATCACCGGTGAGTTTACTGCAAATGATATCTACGAAGCTAGATATATGTTAGCTATGTTGATCTTTATGAGAATTTCTACTAAAGCATATTTTGGCGATGCAGCGGTTGCAGAAGGTACTTTTGGAACCCCTCCCCCTGTGATGTTATTTGAATATTTGGGAGAACATGGGTTCAACAAAGTTCCTGTTGTGATTACCAGTTACGGTACTACATTACCTGATGACGTTGATTATGTACCAGTAGTGTGCGGCCCCGGCGAAATGACCACTGTAACTTACCTTCCTACAAAACTAAACTTATCAGTAACACTAACGCCATCCTATACACCACATAAGGTAAGATCAAGATTTAATTTAACTGACGTGACCAATGGAAAAGCATATAAGCGTGGATTTATCTAATGTCAACATTTTTTAGAAACGATAGCTTCTTAAAAGGAAGTTTACCACTAGGCGACAGGTTTTTAGATATTAATACCTTACCTAGAATACCTATCCTCGACGATGATGAACCTTATGTAATTGCTCATGGTTATGCTGAGCGCCCTGATTTGTTATCTTATGCATTATATGAA